TCGGGGGTGACCGGTCCGGAGTGGGCGAGTGCGCCAGACTGGCGAGTGGCCGGCAGCGCTGCGGCGCGCAGCGGGGCGGTATCGACGTCGATAACGTCTTCGACGACAGCGGTGGACATGATGTGGATCTCCTGGTGGTGGACGGGGGTCAGGCGGCCGGCGCTGCGTCGACCTTCACGTACGGGTACTTCTTGTCGTACGGCTTGATGTGCTTGCCGAAGTGCGAGCCGATCGACTCGGCCGTCTTGAACGCGGCGAACTCTTCGGCGGTGAAGTTGCCGTAGTGGTACAGGCTGGTGGCCTCGCCCTTGTAGTTCTTGAAGCGGATGGCCAGCGTGTTCGTCTCGGCGTCATGGCCGATGCTGTGGATCTGCGACGACTCGACTTGCTGCAGGGCGATCGCGGGTGCGGTGGTTTCCATGGTGGTCTCCAGGTGGGAAAGGTCAGAACAGGGCGCCGGCGCGGATGGCAACGGCGACGTACCAGATGACGGGCGCAGCAATGCAGAAGCCGGCCGCGCAGGCGTACTCGATCGAGCGCTTGCGCTTCGCGATGGCCAGCAGCTGATTCGAGTCCGGGTCGTAGTTCATGCGAGCACCTGTGCGACGGAGTAGACGAGGCAGTAGCCCAGCGCCACCAGCGCGGCGCGCGTGAGCCAGCGGTTGTTACGGTTGATCGCAGCGCGGCTCATTGCGACACCATCGAGATCAGCGTGGCGCTCAGCACCACCAGCGGCGGAGCGACGCAGATCAGCAGGGCGATGTAGAAGAAATCGCGGTTCATTGCGCGGCCCCATAGAAGGTTGCAGCTAGGTCAGCGTCATCCAGTGCCGACATGCGGTAGATGCAGGCCTGGCCGCAGACCGCGTGATTCTTTTCGATCTGCAGCACGCTGCCGAAGTCGTCGACCACGTCGAAGACCATGGGATAGCTGCTGTCGCCGTAGTGGTGGAGGATCACGGCCGTCCTCGTTCAATCGACGGTGTAATAGCGCAGCGTCGTCACCCACTCGTTGCCGTCGAGGCGCGACGTGGAGACGGCGGGCGAGCGGTACGCGTCGATGCCGCTGGCGCGCCGTTGCGCGGCCTGCTGCACGGCTTCACGGTTCAGGCCGCGGTACTCGATCTCGTGCGTCGAATCGCAGCGGATGACGCGGCTGCGCACGCCTGCCGGCAACTGCGGCGGGGCGATGCCGCGCAGGGCGGTCTGGAAAATAGGGTGCAGGTTGCTCATGACCGGCTCCTTGTGAGTGGAGTTGTGGTCAGGCGGACATCAGCTCGGCAGCAAGCTTGGCGGCGCCGATGACGCGGCAGGCTTGCTCAGCAGCACGAGCTGCAGCTGCTGCGGCAGCGCGCTTGCCCTGTTCGACCAGGTCGCGAGCCTCTGCAGCCGAGATCTTGCTGATGCCGTTGTGGGGGACGAAAGAGTAGAACTGCTCGCCGCGCACCAGGACATAGGCGTCCGGGGCGAAATCACCCGGGGTAGCGACCTTGGCGACGACCGTTAGGCCGCTCAGGAAGCCAACCTTCACCTGCTGGCCGACCTGCCATGCTTGCTTGCTCTTCGTGATCATCTTGCACTCCATCGGCTGGTTGATGGACCCAATTAAACACTATGTTTAGACGAATGTCAAACACGGTGTTTAGTTTGCGTGATCATGACGAAACAACATGTGTAGTTTCTGGGCAACAAAAAGCCCACCGCGAAGGTGGGCTAATGCCGGAGCGGGAGGAAGTTACGAGCGAGTACTGCGCCTATATGGCTTTAGCTGGCCGTTCATGGCATCGATCATAACTGCTGAAATAACGGCGTTTCCGGGGTTGCGCACCGTTTCGGATTTGATGGTTTGCCCGTTGATGGCGATCTTCGATTTGATGAACTCGCATGGCGACTTGCAAGAGAACGTGTCGGTAGCCCCATTGCCGACAGCCATCACGACCGTGTGTGAACCGTCTTTAACGCCCAAGTAGCGCACCATAATCAGGGCTGAAGCCGCCTTGCCGGCCTTACGTTCATCCTCACTGAGGCTCGGTTCATAGCCGTATTCGCCATCCTCTTCCAAGGAGTAGAGGTGGGCCGGCCTGGACGGCGGCGCAGGCACCGCGACTGCATCTTTGCTAGCCGACTGTGGCGAGGATTGCAGCTGCTTTGGCTCTTCGCCCTTCCCGCATGCTGCCAAGACCGCGACAGTAAAAACGCACAACAGCTTTTTCATTTTTGACCCCACCCCATACCCCGCGAAGATCGCAGGGAGTTAGAACCGCGTCTTGATCTTCTTCCGCCTTACTGGATGCGCAACGTAGTACATCCACGTGATCTCATCCGGCTTAAAAAACAGCGTTCCAGGTTCGCCATACGACCCCAATTGAAGGCCATCAGCACGCCGAACTAGCAGTCTCTTGAGGAGGGTCTCGCCGGTCTTCAGGCGCACTAGAACATCGTCACCTAGATCCACTTCCGTGCCTGGCTCGACGAAAGCGAAATCGCCTGGGTTATAAACGGGAGCCATTGACGTGCCGATGATCGGCGTAAGGAAGGCGTGCGGATCGTCCGTCGCCAGCACTGCGTATTCTTCAGTTGCGCCCACCAGGTAACCGCCGTCAGTCCAAATCCTCTCAGGAAGGCCGCCATTGGCCCGCCCCACGACATACACAGGACGCGCGGGGGAGCTGCCTACCGGGATATTCGGGTCGGGCAGCCGCGACACATTGTAAGCAGGCGCTCCAGAGCTCTCGTTAAGTTTTTCTTCAATCTGACTTGAGCCGGATTTTTGCTTGACAGCCTCCATAGGCGGAATGCCTGTCTGCAGCCAAGTAGCGCTGCATCCAATCTCAGCTTGGGCCTTAAGCATTCCGCCCTGGGAAATGCCTCTTCGTTCCCAGTTATTGACGGTCTGCTGCGACTGATTGAGTGCTCGCGCCACATCGGTAGGCGTTTCTAGCCCCTTAAGTGTCTTCGCTGCCTCATAGAGGCGAACCATGGTTTCGTGCATGGCGCGGATGTTCTCACGAGTAAACGTTCTGTTGATAAACGTGGCGTTTGACTTCCAATTAAACATCATGTTTAATAAGGCCATGAACGCGAAACCGACCGCCGTCCACGCTGACTGGCAACTCATCGAGAGCCTTGGGGGTCCAGCCCAAGTCGCAAAGCTGCTGGGTTACGACCTCAAGCGGGGCGGGATCCAGCGAGTCCACAACTGGAGGGTAAGAGGAGTTCCGCCCTCCGTAAAGCTCGCTCACCCGTCTCTTTTCCTGAAAGAACTTACCCATAGCCAGGACGCCAGCGACGACGCTCAGCCGCCAGTCGGCACATCGAGTCGCGGGGCAAAGAAGAAGATTCGAAAGTAGGTATCGCATTACGCGGGGCCGTGGGCATCGGGTTGATGCCTTCTTTTTTAGGCGAGGCGCAAGTGTCCATTCAACTATCAAGTGATGCCACTCAACTGGAAATTCCTCTGATGTGCCTTATGGAACGTCCTCAATCGGTTGATCAGGAAATTGTGGCGGCCATCGGCGATGAGTCGTCGCTAATTCGCAAAGCCATTGAACTGAGCCGGTACAAGTTCATGGAAAAGACCTATGCCGGCTACCTGGGCCTCTCTCCGTCTCAGTTCAGCAAGATCAAGAACGGGAAGGATGGTTCCGGGAAAGTGTGGCATCTGCCGATCACTGCGATCGCGCGGTTCGAATGTTTGGTGGGGCACACGCTTCTGACCCAGTGGATCGCGTACCAGCGTGACCTGATGTTCTGCGATGACCTGCGCGAGTTGCACGAAGCGGAGCGAAAGGCTGCAGAGCTGAGGGCACGCATCTTGGGGAAGGCAGCGGCTTGATCCGCGAGTGCCCGTCAAAGGCACCACGGACGTAGTAACGAAAGCATTTACCGGAAATCCCGGGGGAATCATGGAACAGCTCACTGGCCCACAGCGGGCCAAGACGCGCGGCACTCGCCGGCGCGCTCTCAATACCGCGCCGCTGACCACCGAAGCCCGCCAGCACGCCCACATCGACGAGCTTTGCCACCGCATGACTGTCGCTGAATCGCGCGCCGTGCGCGTACAGCTGTGCGCCGAACTGAAGCAGGCGATCGCTGAATACCTGAAGACGGCGGGGGGCTCGCGGTAATGGCTGGTGACTGGATCAAGATGCGGACCGACCTCTTCACGCATCCGAAAGTTGTCCGCATTTCGTCCGCATTGAAAGCGGACAGATTTAGGACAGTTGGCGGACTGATGTCCGTTTGGTGTCTGTTCGATGCGCACTCAACTGACGGGCAACTCGAAGGTTACAGCTTGGCGACGGTCGACGATCTGATCGGCTGGCAAGGCTTCGCTACTGCGATGCAGACGGTTGGTTGGCTGGAAGATTGCCCGGGAGGCCTTGTCCTGCCTGAGTTTGACAAGCACAACGGCCAGTCAGCGAAACGTCGAGCACAGGATAGTGACCGCAAACGAGCCGGACGTTTGTCCGCATCAGAAGCGGACAAAAACGGGACTAGAGGAGAGGAGAGAAGAGAAGAGTCTTCTTCTACTACTCCTAACGGAGTAGTTGTCGACAGCGACCCCGCTGACGACTTCACGCTGGGCGACGCGGTGCAGTCGAAGTCGAAGGCTGCTCGTCCTGAATGCCCGCATCAGGAAATCATCGCGCTCTACCACGAGATCCTGCCGATGTGTCCGTCCATCCGTGACTGGACGCCCAGCAGGCAGCAGGCACTGCGTGGCCGATGGAATGAGGACCCGAAGCGCCAGAACCTCGAGTACTGGCGGACCTTCTTCACGTACGTCTCGCAATCCAAGTTCCTCACCGGTCGGGCTAAGACCCAGGAAGGCCGCAAGCCCTTCCTTGTCAGCCTCGACTGGATCGTCAAGGCCGAGAACTTCACCAAGATCCGCGAAGAGCGGTACCACAACGAGGATGCCGCATGAACGCGATCGATGATTTTCCACAGGCCCGGGCGCTTTACAGCGTCGAGGCCGAGCAGGCCGTGCTGGGCGGCCTGCTGCTCGACAACGATGCAATCGACCGCCTGAACGGGCTGGAAGCCGCGCACTTCTACCGCGACGATCACCGGCTGATCTTCTCTGCGGTGATCCGCCTGGTCTCGGCGAACAAGCCGGCCGATGTGATCACGGTCTTCGAAATGCTCCAGTCCAATGCACAGGCAGAACGTGCCGGGGGCCTGCAGTACCTGAACGCCGTCGCGCAGAGCACGCCGAGCGCTGCGAACGTCAGCCGCTACGCCGAGATCGTGCGCGACCGCGCGCTGCTCCGGGAGACCGCTACAGCTGCGCGCAAGGTACTCGAGCTCGTTGAGACGCCGAGCCCGATGAAGGGCGCAGAAGTCGTCGACAAGGCGCAGTCGCTGCTCGCCCAACTGGCGTCGGTCGGCGTGCGCAGCGAGCCGAAGATGATCGCCGAGCTGCTGGTGCCGGTTGTCGAGCAGGTCGACGAGCGCTATCACAGCCGGATTGAACCCGGCATTTCGACCGGCATTGATGCCCTTGACCGTGCACTGAACGGCGGTCTCCATGACGGCAACCTGGTGATCGTGGCCGGCCGCCCGTCGATGGGCAAGACAGCGCTGACCACCGACCTCGGGCTGAACATCGCACACGCCGGTCGCAGCGTGCTGCTGGATTCGATGGAGATGTCCGATTCCGAGATCGTTGCCCGCGCGCTGGCCAATCGCGGCGGCATCAACCTGTCGGCGCTGCTGTCTGGGCGCCTGCAGGACGCGGACTGGCCGCGCCTGACTTGGGCAGTCCAGAACCTGGGCGGCATGCGTTTCGCCATCGATGACACGCCGGCCATGTCGCTGCTCGATGTTAAGACCAAAGCCAAGGCGCACAAGCGCAAGCATGGCCTCGACGTGCTGATCGTCGACTACCTTGGCCTGATGTCTGGCGGCGAGGAAAAGATGCGCACGCAGCAGATCGGCGCGTACTCGCGCGGCCTGAAGTCGCTGGCCAAGGAGCTGGGGATCCCCGTCGTCGCGCTCGCGCAGCTCAGCCGGAAGAACGAAGAGCGCTCTGACCGGAAGCCGATTCTGTCCGACCTGCGCGACTCGGGCGATATCGAGCAGGACGCGGACGTGGTGATGTTCGTGCACCGCCCGGAGATGTACGACCCGAACAACTCGGACCTGAAGGGTTACGCCGAGGTTCTGATCCGTAAGAACCGGAATGGCGCGCTTTGCGACGTGCCGTTGCTCTACAAGGGGCCGGTCACGAAGTTCGATGAATGGACTGGGCCGCTGCCGATGCTGAGTCACGGCCCGGCCGTCCGCAAACGCGGCATCGCTGCGGAACTGTGAGGCATCCATGACCGACCTGTTCGAAGAGATCGTCGCTTCCGATATTTCGACCTCAAATGAGGCGCCGAAAACGGACATCGCGCTCGCAGAAGTAGGTACGCCCACCTGCAATCTGAACATTCTGGCCATCGACATCGGCACCACTACGGGCTGGGCGCTGGGCCTGCGCGACGGGAAGCTGCACAGCGGCAGCGAGTCGTTTGCGCCCAAGCGCCTCGACGGTCCCGGCCAGCGCTGGCTCAAGTTCGCAGCGTGGCTCGGTGAGCGCGCGCGCCAGGCCGGCGAGATCCATGCCGTGTACTACGAGCTGGTGCTCCGGCACACCGCGGTGCAGGCCGCGCACGTGTACGGCGGCTTCGAGGCGCACCTGCAGGCGTGGGCCGATCGCAACCGCATCCGTTTGGTCGGCGTGCCGGTGCCCGTCATCAAGAAGTCGGCGACGGGGAAGGGCAACGCCAACAAGGACGCCATGGTGGCAGCCATGCGCCAGCGCGGCCACCGCGTCGTCGACGACAACCATGCCGATGCGCTGGCGCTGCTCGAGTACGCGCAGCGGGAGGAAAGCTGATGGGCATCCTCGAACAACCGCAATCCCTGCAGCAGGTCCTGCGTGGCGTCTTTCTCCGCGGCGAGAAGGTCGTCGCCACGCGTTTCGCCACCCAATACGGCTTCACGCGGCAGGGCGTCAGCGAAGGCCTCAAGGCGATGCGCAAGCGCGGACTGATCCAGCCGCGCGAGCTCGAGCGCGCTTCCGCCGGCACGGCTCCCATCGAATGGTCGTGCGTCGACCTGGCCGCCATGCAGGCCTACCAGCCGAAGGTGCAGACGCACAACCCGATGGTGGCTCGGCGCCGGCCAACCGGCCCCTTCGCGGCGCTGCTGGAAGTCTGGGGTATCCGGCCGGCGGACATCCGTCTGCCGACCATGCGGCACGTGATGATCACCAACGACCCAGCGGAGGCCGCGTGATGGATGCAGGAAAGCTGAATTTCAACTCACAAGGGAGCAACCATGAATCTGGCCTTTGAGCACGTGGTGATCATCTGCATCGCCGTCTTTATCGCCGGCACGTGCTTCGGCGTGCTGCTCATGAGCCTGGTGCAGATGGACCGCGACGAGCGGCTTCCGAAGATCGAAGAGCTGCGCACTGTGCCGGCACCGGAAGGAGACTGAAATGCGAAGTGACTGGAATGGGTACTGCATTCGCTGCGGCGGCTTTGGCCACCGCTCGTCGAGCTGCATGCGCTGGAATGGCGTCCGTCTGGCGAGGCCGGTATGAGCGACAAGCGCATCTTCATCCTGTCCCACCGGCAGGCGCGCGCTGGCGCCGAGCTGGCGATTCGCGGAGCTCCCGACGGCTATGTCGTCACCATCTGCGAGCCGACCCGGACGCTCGACCAGAACGCGAAGCTGTGGCCGATGCTGTCGGACGTCTCGAAGCAGGTCGAATGGCACGGCCAGAAGCTGACCACCGACGAATGGAAGGACGTCTTCACCGCCGCGCTGCGCCGGCAGAAGGCCGTGCCTGGTCTCGATGGAGGATTCGTTGTCTGCGGCCAGTCCACCAGCAAGATGGGCAAGCGCGAGTTCGCCCAGCTGATCGAGCTGATCTATGCCTTCGGTGCCGAGCGGGATGTGCGGTGGAGTGAGCCGGTGCCTGAATGGCTCACGCAAGCAGCAGAGGTGGCTGCATGACACAGCCACGCAGAACACATTTCGGCGCGCGACTGAAGCAGGCCAGGCTGAAGAGGCGGCTCGCCGTTCGCCAACTCGGCGAGCGATCTGGGATCGATTATCGGTCGATCTACAAGTACGAAGACGAGAAGATCTCGCCCAACATCGAGGCCGCCGCCGCGCTCGCCCTAGCTCTCCATTGCTCGCTCGACTGGCTGTGCGGTCTGGGCGAAGAGCCCGGCGACGCCGCGGTACAACGCGCAGGTTGTAAAGCGGATATACAGCCTATCGATTGTGCGGAGGCCGCGTGATCAGCCGGTTCGGTCTCGCTAACGTCGCCAACGCGACCGTCACCACGCTTCTTAGCTGTGGGATCAATGAGCGCAGGCTTTCGTGGGGATACGTGCTCACCTGCGCGGCGCTGTTTGGCATCTGCTGGAACGTTTTCAGGTGCGACGACCTATGACGCTGCCTGCGTACATGTATCGCGACCCCGCCGAGGTCTACGAGCAGAACGAGGCCCGCAGCTGCAAGGGCTGCGTCTACGAGAAGTCCGCCAGGCTGATGGGCACGGTGCACACGGTCTGCACGAAGCTGCTGCCGAACGGCAAGCGAAGGAATCACGGCAAGCGTTGCCAGTTTTTCGGGGAAAAGGAATGAAGGTATCGGAATTGGAGGGCTATCTCCTGAACTACTGGGTAGCGCGCGCTGATGGCCTACGCTGCGAGATCCGCAAGCGCCAGCCATGCGAGACGATGCACGCGTACATCTTCATCGACACGGCCGTACACACGGGATACCCGCGCATCTACTCGGCATCGACCTACTGGAATGAGGGTGGCGAGATCATCGAGCGGGAGAGGATTGGCTTGATGCCGGCAGTGGAGGGCGGCGTGGCGTTTTGGATTGCTGCCCATCCGGACTATAGCGATCCCGTCCGGGGAAGTACGGCGCTGATCGCCGCAATGCGCGCCTATGTCGCCAGCAAGTTCGGAAACGAGGTCACGGAGGCCGCCCATGGATAAGCCGCTGTTCGCAGATGTCTCCCACGCCCTGCATGTGTCCTACCTGGTGCTGTCGATGCCGCCACGGCAGAAGGCGCCATTCCGCAACATGTTGATCCAGCTGCTCGAGGCAATTGACGAACCAACGGCCGCGCAGGAGAAGTGGCTGGCCG